GCCAGAAGTAGAATCAAATCGAATTACTGCTGGATTATTTATCACTTACTCTCCCGTTCTGTAACCCTTAAATGGATTTACGGGATAAATGTATTTAATTAAATGGATTTATACAAGTAAAAGTTCGGAGTGTTGTATATCTAGGAATCCACAAAGCTTCTCAACCTTGCCGCTATTGGCGAAGTCCGTCTTATCTGGAAGGGCTTTTAATTGCCACTCAGGTTCGTTTATAGCCCCTAAATCGAACTGGTAGACCCCTTGTGGGGTTGAGTTAATATAAAGCGTCCTAGCGCCCGTTCTAGCCCTTATATCGGCCAAATAATCCCACTTCTTCTTCTCAATCAAGAGAGTCGGGTAATGAGTGCGTCGGCACTTCATCTCGATATAGGCGTCGTGAGTAATGCCGTCTGCTCGGTCGGTCGCCGATAAAGGCGTCAAGTCCGGATAAACCGACTTGAGAGCCTCGAATAGCTCAACCTCGCGTAGGTAAATTAGACGTCTTCCTCGCCATCTTCCCACCCAATTTTCCTAATCGGATCTTGTGGGTCGATTACCCAGTCAGGCCAAGCGCTTCGATCCATAGCAAAGGCCAAAGCTAAGCCTTCATCCATTCCATTACGGCGACAAGTCTCGTAAATCTCTTTACAAGCAATCGCCCAGAAATCTAATTTGGTAGGCAACTCTTTAACTGTGCGGCGAGATTTAGCCGTTTTCTTGACCGGCTTCTTAACGCGCTTTTTTGTTGCCATTAGCCCCCACCTTCTTCGATAAGGCTAATTCTAACTGAGACTCCATTTTATCAAGGCGCGACACAATGGGGATATTTTCTAATTTGATTATGTAACGAAGCCCAGCGATAAGTAAGGCGATTGATCCGAGAACCGAAGCTACGAATCCAGCGATGGTATTGGCGTCCATTACCGGACTCGCCCGTAACGCTCGTAGTTAGGGTTCAGCCAGTTGATAATGCTAGGCAAGACTGATACTAGAGCCGCATTTGCAATCGCATCGACATCCCAACCCACCGCGAGGTATGTTGCGAGGGCTGTTGCTAGGAACGTCTTGGCCCAACTTTCCGCCATCTTCTTTAAGTCGGTCATTTCTGTCTCCTTCGAGGTCAAACCATTTCCCGTCATTGTCTCCCAAAGTTGTAAAGCTAATATGAAAATGCGAGCGGTGAGGATTCGCCCCTTTGTATTTGCGGCGCTTCCATCCCAATATCGGGCTCATAATCTTGCCGTCGTAGATAATGTATTTAATACGCTTATCTCCGCGCTTGGCAGACTTACGAATTTTCTCCACCAGCGCATAAGTTTCCTCAGGGTGCGCGTTTAGGTTTGCGTCTATATCTAAAGCTCTGACGATTCCTCGAGAGTCTGGTATATGGTCAGAAGCGCCTTTGGCAACGTGACGAGCATCAGCCACCCAGCCGTCAGACTTACGATCGCGATCAGGATAATCATCATCTATTTGCTCTCTGAGTTGTTGCCCAGCTTTACACAGTTTCGGCATTTATCCAATTACCTAATTCTTCGTTCCAATACCAAGATTGACCCTCTGGTTTTGGTTCGGGCGATTTCCACAAACAAGTTTCTTCATCCAATATCCAAGAATTAAAAGGCTTTGGCGGAATAAATGCATCTAAATTTTCATCATAAAAAAAACCGATGCCGGCGTAATTTTTTCTAATTTTTTTGTTATATGACGTCCGCACACATTTTTTCTGTTTGAAATTTGCATACCATTGTTCAGGTGTAAGACCTTCAATGAGTTGACTTTCATCGACACCAGTGATTACTTCTACAACTACGTTGTTTTCATCCAAAATTGCGTAGTGCGCCATTATGACCAACTCACATTTCCACTGCCAGCTGTAATTCTTTTATATGAATACAATCCATCTGTTCCAGTCGCATCTGCAGTCAATCCTGCCCCTACTGTAATAGTTCCCGCGCTTGTTAACCAACGCAAAATAACTACACCACTTCCACCTTGACTAAAGTTAGTTGCTTCGGGATCTGAACCACCGCCACCACCGCCTTTATTAGCACTGCCATTTTGGCCATCTGCGCCCGAACCAGTAGAATTCGTAGAACCATTTCCACCGCCGCCGTTTCCGCCAGCTGGTAATACACCAACGTTCGATCCATTGACGTTACTCCCGCCACCACCGCCACCACCATAATAAAGTGACGTGCCGGTTATTGAAGTTGCAATTCCATCGCCACCATTACCGCCGCCAGCTCCAACAGTTCCCGTAGCTAATCTAACGCCAGAATTCGCGCCACTTACGCCGACTGCACCAGCTCCACCACCACCAGCAGCAGAAGCATCAGCAGAACCAGCAGCTCCGTGACCACCTCTGTAACCTTGACCGCTAGTCGGAGAACCACCGCCCGCACTGGAATTTCCGTAGTCAAATGAAGCGCCGCCACCAGAACCCCCAGCTGAACCAGCTGTGGCTCGAGAACTTGCACCATATCCACCACCATCACAAGTTATTGTGCTGAAATATGATGAAGTTCCATTTGACGAAGACCCGCCAGCACCCACTTGAACAGCGTAGTTTGTTCCTTTAGTTATTGTTAATGCGGTTTCAAGACTGCCGCCGCCGCCGGTAGCGCCAATCGTGCAACGCAAACCACCTGCACCACCGCCGCCGTATTTACCAGCGCCGCCACCTGCAACAACTAGGTAATCAACAGTTATTCCGCGAGGATAATTTTGTGATGAAACAATACCGATTAAAGGCGTTGGCATTAAGCAATGTCTCCCACTACATACCAAGAATCAGTTCCAACTTTGATAAGTGTGGCAGCTGAGTATTGAACGCGAAGTTTAGGTGCGGTTGCAGTTGCTCCGGTTGACGCAACAGTTACTCCGGCCGCTCCTTGAATAGTCACTTGTCCAGCGCCAATAGCAATAATGTTAATTGCTGATCCAGTTGGAAAAGCAACTGAGGAATTTAATGGAATTGTGTAAGTCTGCGCTGAAGCGTTCGATGCAGTGATTAACTTATTGCGATTGTCAGTTAATACAAATGTGTAAGTTGTGCCAGTCTGAGCGTTGAGCGTTAATTGACCCAAAGCCGAATCGACTGATGAACCCAATGAACGGATAGCCGATGCGCCATCCTTAACCAACGCCGTATCGTCGGGCGTTGTCCAGCCAAAGTTCGTCGTTGTTGCCATTAGCTAATTACTCCTGTCGCGTTCTGCCAAGTAAGTGTAGCGGACATAGTTGCCCAAGTAAGGGAAGCCGCTACATCTTCCCAAGCTTCGGTAAAGGTATTAAATTCTGTAGGGCTGAGATTTAGGGTGACAAATAACCCACCCACCGACGCCCTAAACGACCAGCCCTCAACAAAGCCCAGAAATGAGCCGCCGGAGATATTGGCTGGAAGGTTCTGAATTGCAACCGGTAGGCCCATAAATACATTTATCAGGGCGTCTCGATCTGTGTCGTCAATTTCAGGGGATTGGATTGGAAAAGTAATGGATTGGAATTGAGCATAGGGGCTCGAGCGCAACGCAATAATCTTGTCTGCGAAGTCCTCGACATCTGCGGCGTTCTTCAGGTAGGAGTTATATTGCTCAGCGTAAAGGCCATAGTTGGCTTGGCTGGTTAAGTCTTGTGAAGTGTAAGAGTTGTTGAAGTTATTGCCGTAATCGACAGTTAGTTTATTAAGTAGGTTACCTTGACGGGTAACGGCGCTAACGCCAGAAGCGAGCGCGTGATTGCCGTCGAGTTCGGTATAGCCATAAGTCTCGAGGTAATCCTGTCGGTGGCTTGCATCAGCATAAGAAATGCGGCCCTGTGGATCTTCGTATAAATAGCCTAAAGCTGAGTTGGCGATTTGATGAGCGATTGGCGCGATATATGAGTCGGTAATTTGTCGGCTTACCATCGTATATTCGCCAGCGTCAATTTGACCTAGTCCAACGTTTCCAGCATTAGCCCAAGTGATTGTAGGATCGTATGCGGCCCAAGTTTCGGCAGCTGGAACTTCATTCCAAGAAGCTAAAAGCAAATCATCTAATAGGTCTTGAATTTGTGCGCCGTCTAATCCTTCCGCTAAGTTGCCATCAAATAAAGCGCGGTTGAGTTTGCTTAGTGCTCCCAGCGCGACGATATTGACGCGGGTTACTGTGGCAACTGATCCGGCTGAATTAACTTCGATGGCTAAGTCAGAAATGCGGCCGCCAAAGATAGGCACATAAGTAGCCGTTGAGTCTTGCACTTCGATAGTTATCGCGGTGTTGATAGACCAGTTATAAACTGTGTTACTTGTGTTGATAAGGCTTAAGTTGCAATAAGCCGGAAGCGTTTGAGCATTGAAGTCAGTTCGACCAGCGGTGATAGTTAGGCTGGTTAAGGATATATCTGTGACGTCTGTGCCGTTGGCTTTAACGCGCCAGACTGGACTCCAAGAGGTCATAAGATTTGGGCCGTTGTCCTTAAGTCACCAGCGCCGGTAGTGCCGCGATTGGTTGAGGTATTCAGAGCAGATACAACAGCTCGAGTAAATCCTTCTTCGTCGATGATACTTGGAGCGTTGACAACAACAGTCACTCCGCTAGCAGCTGCAATTCCAGCCAAAGTATTGGTATTTACTGTGCCTGCATTACTAGGAATTGAAAATGTTGATGCTGATGGAATGCTTGGAACTGTAACACTAGGAGTGGCGGTTGTTGTTGGCGTAGATACGACGGGAGTTGGGCTTGTAGTCACTTTGGGCGCGTTTGTCGTTGTTGCCGCGAGAGATGCTCCGCCAAAAGGAAGGCTAGAAGTTGGGATTGATCCCGTCATCGCGGTTTGAGACGTGCCGATGTTAGGGATAGTCGAAACGTTAGGCAAAATGGGAATGGCGTTATAAGCGCGAATAATCTTATTTACTGCGTCAATTACGTCATTGGCTAATTCTTTTACTTTATTCGTCACAGTTGCGACGATTGTAATGATTCCAGCAATAGTAGCGCCAACGGCTTTAATTGCGGCAACAAGACCATTTTCGAAGATAGGAATCAGGAAGTTCTTAGCAAAGGCCCAAAGGTCGCGTAAAGCTTCTTCATTATCCTTAAATGCTTTAACAATTGGATCGACTGCGGCTCGTTTGGCTTCTTGGAATTTGGGAATTAAGACGTTGACAAAGTAATCTAAAAGTTGGCGCAAAATAGGCAACAGGGCAGCACCGACGGATTCTTTAGCTTCGTCAAAACTAACTTTTAACCGGTTAATCTGACCCTCAAAGGTATTGGCTTGAGTTGCCGCAGCGCCGCCGAATGTGTTGGCGAGTTGCTTAACAGTTCCCTCAAAGCCAAGAGTTTTAGCTTCAGCGGCGGTAATTCCAACACCTAGACGAGTAAGTGTTGTGTTGTTGCCTTCGTATGCCTTCGCCAATGCGTTAGTGACTGTCTCAACGTCTTTTCCGGTGGCGGCTGAGATGTCAAGAGCAAGGTTTAATAATTCTTGAGATTTCTCTACTGATCCTGTGGCTACCGCTAAACGCTGAAGTGCTGGGCGAAGCTTGTCATCAGCGACTCCGGTGGCTAATGAGGTTTTGAGTATTTGATCTTCAATTGCCGCGATTTGAGCTTCAGTTGCACCCGTAACGTTTTCTAATGCAGCAGCTAAACGCTTTTGAGCCGCTTCATCTTCGATGGCGGCTTTAACGCCTTCAATGGCTAATTTGCCCGCATACGCCGCAGCAGCGGCAGCAGCGACAGCAAAAGCAGCAGCAGCAGCTTTGCCCATATTCTTTGCTTTATCGCCAAAGGTTTCAACTTCCTTACCGGACTTGTTCATATCCGTTAGGAATTGTTTTGTCTCAGCTAGGATTTCTAACTTTAACGTTCTATATTCTTTAGCCATTATTTATTCCAGTCCGCAACAATACGATTGAACGCATCAATCCATTTTCTTGTTAGTTCAGGCTGAACCTTGCGAAGGGTTGGATAAATAAACCAACCTCTCGATCCGCGACCATATCGCCCCGACCAATTTGGGAATTGTTTAAGTTTTGGATTTTTAGTTCCGAACTCCAGTCCACCCCATAAGATCTGAGTATTTCCACCACCAGAAAATTTCTGTCCAACGTAACCAAGATCAATTCGACCGGTTTTTGAACTTTTCGCCACTTTAGCCCCGTCGACGACTCTGCGGACTGCTTTACCCGAAACTGTTCGTCCGTATCCGGCTTGACGAATTTCTCCCAGAGTGTATTCGGCCATTGCATTTGATTCTCTTCGCGCTTCTGCCTCAGCAGCTTGACCCATAAGCGTAAAACGCTTAGCAAGACGAGCCAGCTCTTTTTGCGAAAAAGCCGATAATCCCTCATCTGCCACCCTTGCGCTCCTTCAGTATTTCAATCGCCGTTAATACTTGGTCGATGTCAGTCCATTCGCTCATCGGGATTCCGGTTGCTATCGCGATCTCAACTATGAGTCGGTTTATGCTTCCGGATTCGAAGCTTTTGGGCTTTCATCTCCTATCGTCATCTCCTCGACCGATAACTCCCAAATCTCTTGAGATTTAGTCGGCTTTCCTGCCGCTTCGCGTTTGTAAGCAAAGTAGGCTAAGTCAAGGAAGTCCGCTTGTTGGTAAGCTGAAATATCCTTCATCGAATAAATCGACTTGCCCGTTTTGCGTTCCCATTTCGCCCACTCAGGGAGTCCAGCGTTATAGGTGACTTCCTCGCCGTTCGTGTATTTAATTGTGATGCTTAACTTCATAGCTCCCGATCTCCCTCTTAACTAAATG